GGTAGACAGTTTCATTGCTGCAGAACTGACAGAATCCATCATGATTGGGACGAGCTATGACATGTTAGAAGCGCACTATGGCATTCTCCCGATTAGCCGGAATTGCTTTTACCGGAAGCGCCGGATTGTACAGCGGATTATGAAACAGAAGATGGGAAGGATAGAGGAAGAACAGGGCGGGCAGTTGAGGATGGTATGGTAGATTAAGATTGTTATTTGAAGAGTGTAATATTAAATGATATAATAACTATAAATGAGCAAATACAGAAAAATGCACAAAAATAAGTTCTTCTTGTTTATGGGCTAAAGACATTCAGGTAAATCAAGTATAGTATATCTTTGTAATGCGGACAAACTTGTGCAATATTTTAAATTTACTTATTTGTTGATAATAAAATAAAAAGGGGAGAAAATATATGGAGGAAAATAATAAGAAAAAATGTTTTATAATTACTCCGATAGGTTCGGCAAGTTCTTCTATCAGACGTAAAGTGGATGGACTTATTGATGAAGTTATAGAACCAGTTATGAACGAACTAGGATATGATGTTGAAGTGAGCCATAGAATAAGTGAAAGTGGTACAATGACGGCGGCAATTATTCAACGAGTATATAATAGCGAATTAGTGATTGCTAATCTTACAGGGAATAATCCGAATGTTATGTATGAGGTGGCACTTAGACATGCGTCTGCAAAACCTATTATTCATATTACAGAAAACGTGGCAGAATTACCATTTGATGTCAATGATCAAAGAACTATCCAATATGCGGATGATATGTTTGGCGCGAAGGAATTGAAAGAGACATTGAAGAAAATGGTGGAAAGCATTGATTTCAGGACACCTTCAAACAACCCAGTCACAGATGCTCTTGGCAAGAGGGATGTTGTTAATGTTCCACAAGAACAAAAAGTAGATTTAGCAGATATGTTATCTGAAATAATGAGTGAGTTGAATGAAGTAAAAATGGAAATAAGACAATCAAGTACCAAGTTAAATGGAACGGGAAAGAATACTATAAATCGCACCAAAACATTCGATCATGAATTGTATAATGAACTTTTGCGTATGTGTGATCGTCATGATACCGATATTATGATGGAAAAGGCGATAAGTGATCGTTTAAAAGAAAATCTGAAATAATATGATGATTTTATTGTGAATATTTTTGCGCTTATTTGGGCTAAACTTGCTAGGCAAATGGATTAACGTTGATTCCCATTTGTATTGCATTTTTAATGAGGTTAAAAGAGAGGATAGAACCTCTCTTTTTTATGCCTTAAATTGGTACAAATTCTCTGAAATACTGCCCTATAATTATGGTATGAGGAAAGGACTATATCATGTATAAAGTACAGAGAAATTATGAAAATGTACAGCGAATGTTATTTGATGGAACCGGTCAATATGACATACCAGAGATAGGGCATACACAATTTGATAATGCAGAATTTATCGGGTTTAACTATGCCAAGAGTACGAAGAATCCAGAGAGTAAGGCGGTGCACTTCTTCCTGGATGATTACCAGTTTACTAGGGTATGGACAGACCCGGATAGATACATTCGATGTTGCAGCGATTCAAGTACGTGCTGACACCGGATTTTAGCCTGTATACGGATTTTCCAAAACCATTGCAGATCTATAACCATTACCGCAAGCATTGGTTAGGTGCGTACTGGCAGATGTATGGTATTAATGTCATTCCTACGATTTGTTGGAGCGATCGGGAGTCATTCGAATGGTGCTTTGACGGAGAACCTACACAGAGTGTTGTGGCAGTTTCTTCCGTTGGAACACAGAACAGCACGGAAAAGAAGAAAAGGTTTCTGGATGGATATTTTGAAATGGTAGAGCGATTGCAACCGGCACAGATCATTTTTTATGGCAGAGTACCGGACGAGTGTAAGGGAAATATCGTACATATCAAGCAGTTTAGTGAGAAGTGGCATGAAGCGGAGGTGGCGCAGTGGTAGTGAATTTGCAGTTTTTTGGCGGCAGAGGAGCAAGCAGCGGGATAAGCGATAGCGGCAAACGGTATGGAACGGAGTACAAGACCATAGCACAGTTCGGAAATGTAAAAGTAGTTCGAGCTAATGATGGTGGAGCGAAGGCTCCGATGGAAACCATGACACCTGGGCGTGTATATGCTACGGTGGATAAATTCAATGACATCAAATATATCACATTTCATGATACTGAAGGTGAAAGAGTGAAACAGATCGATGTGAAAGGGAAGAAACATAATGGGGCATTGCCACACACCCATAATGGATATGAACATGACGAACATGGAACATATCCTGGAATGTCTGGTAAAGACGAAAGGCTGGTAAATAATATATTACAGCAATGGGAACGTAAACGAAAGAAATTGAATTTATAAAAGGGATATGGTATATTTAAGTTGCGAGGCTATAGTTCACAGAGGAGAACACCGCATAGCGGAGAGCCCGGTGCAATTCCGGGTAACTTGCATGGAAGTAGTCGTATTGGGTGATTACGCTGTGACTGTGATGGCAGTTGCTACGGTTAGAATCCGGACGCTTGCTTAGAGGATGGGATGTACCATAATGGTATGTCCTTTTTTTATTGCATTTGAAGGAGATGATTAGTTGGCAGCAAGAAAAAATCCGTTAGTTGATAAAGCATATAAATTGTATAAGGATGGCATGAAGCTGGTGGACATTGCTGGCCAGCTGAATTGTTCCGCGGCTACAATCAGAACATGGAAGAACAGATATAAATGGGATGAGAATGAATGTGAAACGTTTCAGAAGAAAAACGAAACGAAACGCAACGTTTCAAAGGAAAAGAAGAAAAGAGAAGCACCTGTTGATGATGGAACAAAAGGAACATTGCAAAATGGTGATCTAACATCGGAACAGCAGATGTTTTGCATATATTACAGTCGGACATTCAATGCGGCGCAGAGCTACCAGAAAGCATATGGATGCAAGTATGAGAGCGCAATGGTGCGTGGAAGTGAATTATTAAGAAATGTTAAGGTGCGAAAGGAAATTGAACGGCTGAAAGAAATAAAGCGTCAGCAAATCGTGACAGGAACAGAGGATATCGTGGAACTGCAAATGAGGATAGCATTTGGAGACATCGGTAATGTTGTAGAGTTTGGCCGAGAGGATATAGAGACAAAGGATGGACGAATGGTTACTATCAATTCGTTAAGAGCAAAAGAATCCAGCCAGGTAGATACACAGCTTATCAAGAGCATCACAGAGGGGCAGAACGGCTTGACAGTGGTAATGAAAGATGAGCAGAGGGCTATTGACTGGCTTACGAAATTCTTTGAAATGAATCCAGACGATAAACACCGGAAAGAATTTGATAAGCGTAAACTGGATCTGGAGTTGCTTAAACTGGAGATGCAGACCAAGGATAGTGCCGAGGATGCGCCGGAACAGGATAACTTCTTAGACGCCTTAAACGCATCGGCACAGGAAGTGTGGTCAGATGAGTGATTGGAAAAGCATTGACGAACGGATAGCTGACTTGAAAGCGAACGTTATGCGAAATGCTGTGAGGATGAAACAGAAGTATAAACAGAACGGCTTTACGTTCATGCCATTTTCCCAAAAGCAGAAGAAAGTTCTGACGTGGTGGTGTGATGCATCGCCGGTAAAGGGTATGGATGGCATCATAGCAGACGGAGCAATCAGATCAGGAAAGACATTGAGTATGTCATTAAGTTTTGCCCTGTGGGCTATGAGCACATTCAATCAGCAGAACCTAGGCATGGCAGGAAAGACGATCGGTTCATTCCGACGCAATGTGCTGTTTTGGCTGAAACTGATGCTCCGGAGCCGTGGCTATAAGGTAGCAGATCATAGATCTGACAATATGGTGGAGATCAGCAAGGGTGACACGGTAAACTTCTTTTACATCTTCGGCGGCAAGGATGAGCGGTCACAGGATCTTATTCAGGGTATCACGCTTGCGGGAATGTTCTTTGATGAAGTAGCACTGATGCCGGAATCATTTGTGAATCAGGCAACCGGACGATGCTCTGTGGATGGTTCTAAGTTCTGGTTCAACTGCAACCCGGATTCCCCCAGCCATTGGTTCAAGACAAATTGGATTGATAAAGTGGCAGAAAAGAATCTGCTCTATTTACATTTCACGATGGACGACAACTTATCCCTGTCCGAAAAAGTAAAGGCACGATACCGGGCAATGTATAGCGGTGTGTTCTATGACCGTTTTATCCTTGGTTTGTGGGTGATTGCCGAGGGGCTTGTATATGGGATGTTCGATAAGGAAAAGAACATCTTCCGCGGAGAATATGAGTATAGCCCGCAATCATCCTATTATCTATCCATCGATTATGGAACCATGAACCCATTTGCAGTGGGCTTGATGGAATTACAGAACAGCGGCAGGGTACGGATGCTCCGGGAGGGACATTATTCTGGAAGGGAAACCGGAGTGACGATTGACAACGAGGCATATTACAAGATGATCCAAGAGGTGGCGGGAGATTTCCCGATCACATCCATCGTGATAGACCCGTCCGCGGCAGCTATGAAAGCGACCATCCGAAAGTACGGAGAGTTTACCTGTACAGATGGAAATAACGATGTGCTGAATGGAATCCAGGAGGTAACAAAGTATTTGAACCTTGGAATGTTGCAGATCCATGAAAGCTGTGTGGAGACAAGGAAAGAGTTTGGAGCGTATGCATGGGATGAAAAGGCAGTTGGAGAGGACAGGGTTATCAAAGAGTACGACCACCACATGGACCTTATCAGATATTTTATTTACACAGTAGCACGCAGATATAACAGAGGACTTATTTAGGAGGATGCAATGGGAATTATGTCAGCTATTAAAGAATGGTGGAACAGGATGTTCAAATCAGAGATTAAAGACCAGTTCCAGGTAACTGGTATTACTTCCGGGGATATGCAGAAAGCAATTCAGAATTGGATGCTGATTTATAAGGGAGAGCCGGACTGGGTAAATCCAGAAGAGGGAGTTAAGACAATCAAATTTGCAAAGTTTGTATGCGGGGAAATAGCAAGACTTGCCACACTCGCGATTGATGTGACATTTGACGGTGTGCGGAAAGAGTATATGACACAGTTCTGGGAAAAGTCAGTGCATGACCGCATCAGGGAATGGACAGAGCTTATGTGTGCTTGTGGCACGGTCGTGCTTAAACCGAACGGAACAGGTGTGGATTTGGTGACCCCGGACAGATTCGAGATAACCAGCCTTGACGGAAACCACAACATAACCGGGATAGTGTTCCAGGACAGCTATCAGGAGGGTGACGAGCATTACACTAAGTTGGAATACCATAGATTTTTCACAGCCAATGTAAGGATGCCGGATGCGGAAGAGTACACGGAGACAACCTACTACTCCATATCGAACAGAGCGTTCGTGTCTAAGAACGCCGGGGAGATTGGAAAGCCAATTGACTTAAGTATGACAGTATGGTCGAGGTTGCAGCCGGACGTACATATCACGAAAAAGAACGGTGAGCAGATCAACTCAATGCTGTTCGGATTGTTTCGGATGCCGTCCTCTAACGATATTGACTTAAATAGTCCACTGGGATTATCTGCCTTTGCTGATGCGATTGAGGAACTGAAAGACCTTGACATTGCATATAGCCGGAACGCGGAAGAAATCGAGGACAGCCGGAGGATGGTTGTTATTGATGACAGACTTATCGAAAAGCCGGCGTACAAGGACGAAAAAGGAAATACTGTGAGACCGACAGTTAAGATGCCGAAGTTCTTTAAAGCCCTTGCCGGGGTAGGCGTAAGAGATGAGGAAGTATATCACGAGGTCAACCCGACTTTGAATACAGACATTAGGAAGAGTGGCATCAATCAGCAGTTATCCCTTGTCGGTGTGAAGTGTGGGTTCTCCAATGGGTATTTCGTGATTGACGAGAAGACCGGCATGGTAACCGCCACGCAGGTAGAGTCTGACGATAGGCGCACCATTCAGCTTATTAAGGATGTCCGGGATGCGATGCAGAACTGCCTTGATGATTTGTTTTACGCACAATCGGTCTTCGCCGACCTTTACAACCTCGCGCCAGCCGGAGACTATGAACCACAGTACGACTTCGGGGACATCACTTACAACGAGGAAGAGGACAGGATGAGAAATCTCACGCTTGCCAACTCCGGCTATATCCCGAAATGGCAGTATCTTGTCAGATTTGAGGGATATTCGGAAGAGGAAGCAAAGGCAGCGGTTGAGGAAGCGAGTGGGGCACAGGAAAAAGGATTGTTCGGGGAGGAGTAGAAATGATACATACACGTTTTGAGAGTTACTGTGAAAAATGCGAAGAATTAGAGCCAGAAGCGATAATAAATGTTTGTGAATGTGCGGACAGTTGCAGAACTGTAGATACAACCATTTACTGCAGGCACCGGCATAGATGCGCCGCTATTAAGAAACAAATAGAAAGGGAAGCGGCTGAATGAAATACAACAAGACTGTCGGTATGGTAAGCACCCATATTGATACCAAGCGGATAGATGATAATGTGAGACGGGCGCAGGATTTGTTAGATCAACAGGTGCTTAATGACATGATTCCGTATATGCCATATCAACAGGGAGCAATGAGGGGAGCGACACAGATCATTGAACCCGGTCTTATATCAACCAATACACCATATGCGCATTATCAGTATGAAGGAGAGCTTTATTTAACAGAGGATGGGCGCTCGTGGGCGAATAAAGGGGAAAAGAAGTACCCGACAGGAACGCCATTACAGTATCACACTGCTGGAACAACCGACCATTGGTTTGAACACGCCAAGGAGGAACACGGGGAGCAGTGGCTTGATTTGGTAAGGCGTGAAGTAGGAAAGGGATAATATGCTGGAACCGGATTATTTCTATGGGAAATCGGATGTGTTAATTTCATATGAGCAGGAGCTTGAGGACTGGATATTGCAGGATATTGCCATGCGGCTGCTTAAGGCTGGGGCTATGGCGGGAACAGCTGATATGGAACTGTATAAGCTGCGACAGCTGGGCTTGCACCAGAATGAGATTATGAAACGGCTGTCTGCCCTTACACAGAAATCAACAGCAGAGATCCGTAGATTATTGCAGGATGCGGTGCTGACATCCTGGGACGACGACAAAAGCACGCTGTCCCGCCTTGGAATAGATGCGGTATCTCCACTGGAAAATCCGGTCGTTGTGGAGTTATTGGATGCCGAATTTAAGAAAACGCTCGGAGAGGTCAATAATCTCACGCGGTCTACCATGATGCAGTCACAGCGTGACCTCATGGATATGCTTAATATGGCGGAGATGCGTGTGGCGGCAGGCGTACAGTCTTACAGCGCAGCAGTGTGTGACATACTGGATCAGTACGGTAAAACAGGGGTTATGGTAGATTATCCAACCGGGACCCGGCGGACACTGGAAGCGGCGGTCAGAATGTGCGTAGTCACATCTATGAACCAGACAGCAGCACAGGTAACCAATCATTACATAGCGGAGCATAATGTGGAGTATGTGCTTGTATCGGTTCATTTAGGGGCAAGAACACAGGGAAAAGGGCAGCCCTATCTTGCCGGCCATGATAACTGGCAGGGAAAATGCTATAAAATATCTGGGAGTGAACCGGATGTGCCGAATCTGGCGGAGATGACAGGATATGATATTGTGAACGGGACCGGTCATGTTCTCAATCCACTCGGCTTGCATGGGTATAACTGCCGACATTCCCACAAGCCCTGGGACAAATCTCTACGGAATCCATATCTGGATGAAAACGGCAGCCTTAAGATTGACAGCGAGGAAAACCGAAAGGTGTATGAACTGCAGCAACAGCAAAGAGCAATGGAACGCGCCATCCGGCAGACGAAGCGGCAGTTGATTGTAAAGCAGGCAGAGATTGACGGCGTGGCAGAAACAGATGTGAAAGAAATGTTGCAGCCACAGTATGATAAACTTGCGTATAAGCTTCGGATGCAGAATTGGAAGTATAACCAATTCTGTGCAGACAATGGTTTGAGGACACAGGCTGACAGAATCAAGGTAGCAGGATTTAAGCGGGAGCAGGCAGCGAAGGCGAATGGCAGGGCGACGGCTTATACAAATCAAATGAATCGAAAAAGAATACCACAGATACCTGCAAGTACTATCAGCGAGAAAATAAGCAACGGAGAATATTCTACAAAACTAAGTATTCAGCATTATGATAAGCATGTGGTAGGAACTGCAAAATATCAAGAATATTTAAATACCAGACTTGCAAGAGGCGGAAATCCACAAAGTATAATCAGTATCAGCAAAGAGGAAGCACAGAAAATCATTGAAACTAAGGCTGGAACTGGTATAATTAAAGTAGATGCAAAGGGCAATGCACGACCTCAAGAACAGATAACGTGTGATGACATTATAGGGCAGTATTATTATGATGGAAGATATATAGATACAAATAAAGCTGTTATCCATTATGGAAAGAAAAATTCTCATGTAGTTCCAGTAAGGGGAGATAATTATGATTGATTTATGGAAATATGAATATTGTGGAAAAGTGAAAATCGTAGATAATGCCGGAAATACCTTTATTGGCATGGCACAAGAGGTTACGGATGAGGAAGATCGCTCAGATGAGGAACGGAAAGAAATGGGCATTACGATTGAATGCGATGGTGCACTGATTGAATTTTACCAGAGCGATATAAAATCAATCGAAAAATGTGGAGAGGGAGCATAACGCTCCTTCTTTTATTTTCCACGTTTATCGTCTATATATAAAGTAGTTGTACCGTAAGGTTCAATATATGATGTTCTGTCAATTCTGCGAACATAATTTTCGATTCCGTCATTACGAAGTTGAATTTGATAAGATATGATTGCTTTTTTACAGGTAAAAGATAAATCTCCTTTTTGAAAATTACCAGATTGATTAAAATATAATCTATAGAGATAATAATCACCATGTTCGCCATAATATTGTAGCCATAGGTAGAATGGATATTTACATTTTCTCATAG